TCTTGACAGTGGTTACAAATACATGTATGACCGCTTCAATGACAAGTATCGTTATATTGCAACTAATGGTGATATCGCTGGTTTGTGTGTAAGCACATCTAGTGCAATCGCTGATTGGATTTCTCCTGCTGGTATGGCAAGAGGTGGATTACGCAATGTTATTAAACTTGCTTACAATCCAAACAAAGCAGATAGAGACGAACTCTATCAGAATAGAATCAACCCAGTGGTTACATTCCCTGGTAGTGGTCCTGTTCTATTTGGTGACAAGACTGCTCTTGCATCACCATCTGCATTTGATAGGATTAACGTTCGTAGACTCTTCCTCAACATTGAGAAGAGAGTTGAAGGACTTGCTAAGTCAGTTCTCTTTGAGATCAATGACGAAACTACTCGTTCTAGTTTCCTTGCTAACATCAATGGTTATCTAAATGAAATCTCTGCACAGCAGGGTATCACAGATTTCCTAGTTGTTTGTGATGGAACTAACAATACAGCAGATGTAGTTGACCGCAATGAGTTTGTTGCTGAGTTATTCATCAAACCTGCTCGTTCTATCAACTATGTAACAGTTACATTTACTGCTACTCGTACTGGAGTTTCTTTCAGTGAAGTAGTTGGACGCTGATCTATTAAATATACAAAGAGGATAATTTAAAAAAATGTCTATTACTAGTAACGTTTCATCTTTCCTTTCCAAGGTAAGTCAGGGTGTACGCCCTAATATGTTTGAAGTGTCCATTCAGTTTCCTACTGAAGTGGGTGCTGATGACACAGAGATTGTAACATATATGTGTAAATCTGCTGCTCTTCCTTCATCTAACGTTGGTGTTATTGAAGTTCCATTCAGAGGAAGAACAGTTAAAATTGCTGGAGATCGTACTTTTGATAACTGGTCTGCAACATTCATCAATGATAAGGACTTTAAAGCACGTTCTTACTTTGAGAAGTGGTTAGAGCAAATCAATTCACACCAAGCAAATACTGCTGGTATTATTGATCCAACACAGTATGGTCGCACAGTTACTGTTAAGCAATTAGAAAAAAATGATCAAGATAACGGAGAAGTTGTAAGATCATATAAATTGTGGTACGCATTCCCAACAAGTGCTTCTGCAATTGATCTTGCTTATGATAGTAATGATCAGATTGAAGAGTTCTCAATTGAGTTTCAATATTCTTACTGGACTGTTGCTGGAGACGGTGATAGCGAGTCAGTTGCTGGAAGAAGTGGAATCGCCATCCCCTAAATAACAATAGGAAACACATTTAAATAATATAATGGGTCAACTATTTGGTTTCCAGATTAACCGCAAAGCTGAAAATAAAGGACAGTCACCAGTACCCCCTCTTGCTGATGAACCTGCCTCTATTGCAGCTGGCGGTTACTTTGGTACATACGTAGATACAGATGCTACTGCTAGGAATGAGTATGAACTTATTCGTAGATACAGAGATATGGCTCTTCATCCAGAAGTGGATGCTGCTGTTGACGAGATTGTGAACGAATTTGTTGTAAGTGACAATAATGATTCCTGTGTGGATATCAATCTGGAAAATCTAGACATAGGTATGGGTGTCAAGAAAAAAGTTCGTAGTGAATTTGAGTATATTAAAAGACTACTTAACTTTGACAACCGTGCTCATCAAATTATTCGTTCGTGGTATATTGACGGACGAATTTTTTATCATAAAGTAATAGATCTAGATAATCCAAAGAAAGGTATTCTTGAATTGCGTTATGTTGATGCAATTAAGATGCGTAAGGTCAGACAAAAATTAGGAAAACTTGGTGGTCCACCAGATGCTTCCTTAGCAAAGTCAGTTGCTGGAACTGCTCTAGAACATGAATGGGGAAATTATATTGATTATTATTTGTACAACCCAAGAGGATATTTAAGGGGTGGTGCGATGGGACCAGTGGGGGATATGTCAAACTCCCAAGGTATTAAGATGGCAGTTGATTCAGTTGCTTTCTGTTCTTCTGGACTACAAGATTTAAACAAAAGAATGCATCTTAGTTTCATGCATAAAGCGATTAAGTCTCTTAATCAGCTCCGCATGATTGAGGATGCTATTGTTATTTACAGATTATCTCGTGCTCCTGAACGTAGAATATTTTATATTGATGTAGGTAACTTACCTAAGATCAAGGCAGAACAATATCTTCGTGATGTCATGGCGAGGTATCGTAACAAGTTAGTTTATGATGCATCTACTGGTGAGATTCGTGATGACAAAAAGCATATGAGTATGCTTGAGGATTTTTGGTTACCTCGTAGAGAGGGTGGTCGTGGAACTGAGATCACCACCTTGCCTGGTGGACAGAACCTAGGGGAACTCAAGGATGTTGAGTATTTTAAAAAGAAGCTTTATAATTCTCTCAATCTTCCACCTTCAAGGCTCACAGACGACAACAAAGGATTTAACCTTGGTAAAACAACTGAAGTCCTTAGAGACGAACTTAAATTTACCAAGTTTATTGGACGTTTACGTAAAAGATTTGGAGAGTTATTCCACGACATACTCAAGACGCAACTTATTCTTAAGGGAGTAATTTCTCCTGAAGATTGGGATGACATGAAGGAGCATATTCAATATGACTTCCTATTTGATAATCATTTCAATGAGTTGAAAGAAAAAGAGTTAATGACTCAACGTATTCAACTTGCCACTCAGATGGATGCTTTTGTTGGTAAGTACTTCTCTATTGAATATATCCGCAAGGAAATTTTAGAACAATCTGAAAGTGAGTACAGAGAGATTGACAAGCAAATGCAAAAAGAGATTGATAAAGGTCTTGCACTTGATCCTATTGATGTAACTCAACTAGATATGATGGATCGTCAGAACATGGCATTTGCTCCAGAAATCCAAGGTCAGCAAGCAATAGATCAATCAGAACTTGATCAAGCAGCTGCGGATGATGCACATCAAAAGCAAATACAGATGATGAAATCTCAACCTAAACCTACAAGTAATACTAAATAATTTATTATGACTGAAAATAATACTACTGATCAAGTGAATCCTGAGGCTGAAGTCATGGATGTTGTTAACTCTATTGCAGATAACAACCGTGCAAAAGCAATTGACGCTATTCAAGATTTACTATATGCAAAGTCAAGTGAAGCTATAGGACAGTACAAACAAACTGTAGCAAATACATTTTTTGACGAACCAGTAGAGGATACACCAGAGGAACCATCTAATGAAACTGATAACGGAAACGATTGAAAATGTAGAGGTCATCACCGAAGGTAAAGGTGCTGATAAGAAACTCTATATTGAGGGAGTATTCCTTCAATCAGAAATCAAGAATCGTAATGGACGCATGTATCCATTCTCAGTTCTTGAAAAAGAGGTCAACCGTTACAACGAAGAGTATGTTAAAACATCACGTGCTCTTGGGGAGTTGGGTCATCCTGATGGTCCTACTGTTAACCTTGACCGTGTTTCCCACAGAATCACATCGCTTACTGCTGAAGGTACTAACTTCATCGGAAGAGCACAGATAATGAATACTCCAATGGGCAACATTGCTAAGTCTCTTTTAGAAGATGGTGTGAAACTTGGTGTTTCATCAAGGGGTATGGGTTCAATTGATAAAAGAGAAGACATGGGTGTTGTCATGGATGACTTCATGTTGGCAACAGCAGCAGATATAGTTGCTGATCCTTCCGCACCTGATGCTTTTGTTAATGGTATCATGGAAGGTAAAGAATGGGCTTGGGATAACGGCATACTTAAGGAAACTGAAGTTGCTAAATATAAGCGTTACATAGACTCTGCTACACGCAGAAACTTAGAGGAAAGAACATTGAGAGTATTCAATGACTTCCTTACAGGTTTATGATTTAATAAATAAACTATAGATTAACACAGTAAATTTACGGGAAGACTTACAATGTCAGATGTATTAAACGAAAAGTTCGGGGAATTTGCTACTGAGCAGAAAGATATTCTTAAAGAGTATCAAGATCCTATGCCAACAGTTACCGCAACTGTAATTCCTGCTACTGGATCCGATCCTTCGGCTGTTTCGGGTGACCCTCAACAGAAATCAAGCGGAAAGGATGAACCATCAGGTTCTTCTCCAACCGTTCCACCTTCTGTAGCAAATGGACAATCAGTAACTGATTTGGGTGGATCCCAGTCAGCACCTCTCCACTCTAATAAGGAAGAAGGTGAAGACAATCCTGGTGCTAAAGCAGCTGCTCCTGTTTCACAAGACAGTAGTGCTACTTCTCCATCTGGAAAACCTGGTGACGAAGCTGGTGTTAATTCATTAGGTGCTGAAATTGCATACGGAACTAAGAAAGGTCCAGATGTAACTTATCCTATCAAACCATCGTATGAATCTGTAGATGTATCAGACGATGTTAAAGCCCTCCTAGAGGGAACAGAACTCTCTGAAGAGTTTGCCGAAAAAGCAAAGACCATCTTTGAAGGTGCTGTTAAGGCAAAACTTGCAGAAGAGCATGACAAGATTGTAGAACACTTTGCCAAAGAAACATTAGACAAGATTGAAGTTGCGAAAGCAGATCTTGCTGAAGATGTTAATGGTACAGTTAACTACGCCGTAGGTCAGTGGTTGGAAGAAAACCAAATCGCTATTGACCGTGGTATAAAGAATGAGATTACCGAAGACTTTATTGTAGGTCTTAAGAATCTCTTTGAAGAGCACTATATCTCCATCCCAGACGAGAAAGTTGAGGTGGTAGAAGGTATGGCTGCATCTATTCGTGAGATGGAAGAACGCCTTGACGAACAGGTCAAAGCTAACGTGAAACTTCAAGCCCGTCTAAATGAAACTGCCAAAACAAACATTCTGGCCACTGTGTCGGAAGGACTAGCAGATACTCAGAAAGACAAACTCAGCAAACTTGCTGAAGCAGTTGATTTCATATCAGAGGAAGATTACACCAAGAAGGTAACAACCTTTAAGGAAGCATATTTCTCCGAGAAAAAAGCTGTAGCAACCTCAGAAGTTGCTGATGAAACTCCAGTTGACGGAGTAGAAGCACCAAGCACAAATCCTCAAATGGATGCTTATGCTGCTGCACTTAGTCGTTGGAAATAGATAATTAACTAACTAACTTTTAAATAAAGAGAGATTAAACAAATGTTTAACGCAAAAGCTCTAACAGAAAAGTGGTCACCTGTTCTGAATCATGAAGGCACTCATGCCATCAAAGATAATTACAAGAAAGCGGTTACCGCAGTACTGTTAGAAAACCAAGAAAGATTCATACGTGAAGAGCGTGGAATGCTACAAGAAGCAGGTGGTGCTGCTGGTAACTCTGCTGGAGCAATTGGTGGTAACGCCTTATCTGGTAGTGGTTTAGATACAAAGACAGGTGGACTTGCAGGTTTTGACCCAGTTCTAATCAGCTTGATTCGCCGTGCAATGCCTAACCTCGTTGCTTATGACATCTGTGGTGTACAACCAATGTCAGGTCCTACAGGTTTGATCTTCGCAATGAAGTCACACTTTGAAGGAAGAGACGGAGACGAAGCATTATTCAACGAAGCAGATTCAAACTTCTCTGCTGGTTCTGATGCTACTGCTAACGCATATGCTTCTGGCGACAAAGTTGACGGATCCAATCCAGGACTTCTTAACGACTCTACTCCAGGAACATACGAGCGTGGTGTTAAGCCAATGGCACGTAACGTTGCTGAAGGTTTAGGAGAAGCAGGAACATTGTTCCGTGAGATGTCATTCAGTATTGAGAAGACTTCTGTGACTGCACAGTCCAGAGCTCTAAAAGCTGAGTACACATTGGAACTTGCTCAAGACTTGAAAGCAATTCACGGTCTTGATGCAGAGCAAGAACTTGCTAACATCTTGTCTAGTGAGATCCTTGCTGAAATCAACCGTGAGGTTGTACGTACTGTTTACACAATCGCTAAGCCTGGTGCTCAAAACAATACTGCTAACGGTGGTATATTTGACCTAGACGTAGACAGTAATGGAAGATGGTCAGTTGAGAAATTCAAAGGACTGATGTTCCAGATTGAGAGAGATGCCAACGCAATCGCACAGGAAACTCGTAGAGGAAAGGGTAACTTCATCATCACTTCTGCTGATGTTGCTAGTGCTCTTGCTATGTCTGGTACTCTAGACTACTCTTCTGGTTTAACTGGTGCTGGTGGTCCTTCCATCGGTGAAGTAGATGATACAGGTAATCTTCTTGTTGGTACAATCAACGGACGTATTAAGGTATTTGTTGATCCATATTCTGCAAACCTTGCTGATAAGCACTACTACGTTGTAGGTTATAAGGGTTCATCTCCTTATGATGCTGGTCTGTTCTACTGCCCATATGTACCTCTACAAATGGTCAGATCAATTGGTCCAGACACCTTCCAGCCCAAGATTGGATTTAAGACACGTTACGGTATGGTTGCTAACCCATTCGTTACTGCTGCTAACGGCACACCTGATGCTGAAGCACTTACAGCGAATAGAAACCAGTACTACAGACGTGTACAGGTTGCTAACCTAATGTAATCGTATCACGATATACACACTAAGAGACCCTACGGGGTCTCTTTTTTTATGATATCTTACCTAAATATTAATGCAGAATAGGCATAAAAATGGCAAACGGCAGACTAACTAAAGTTGACATGACTTCTAAACTCATGCAACTTAAAAGAGAGTTGCATTACAAATGTGAGATAGGAGAGAAAGGTAAGTGGGAGTGTATTGGAGCAAACGAATACCTAAATAGAACACTTGACGTACTTGACGAATACCACTACTAATGCTACAGAAGATACTACTCTTCGCTTCACCTATAGTATCTGCTGCTACCATTGCTTCAGTTATTGCTGTTAAAAGTTGGAAGAAAAAGAAACCTCCTAATATAAACATCACATGGGATGACGATGATGATGATTATAGCGGAGGTCCTGGTGAAGGTCCGTACTGGTGGTATACTAAATAAGATATAGCTTGGGAAGTTGACATGGTTGCCAATTGGTATAAAGAACAACCAACTAATAGAAATTTTTTATCTCCTGTAGGATTTAAGTTAGATCTTGAGATATTTTCTGGTGTGGATTTCTTTTGTCAATCTGCTGGTATACCTGAGATCTCAATGTCATTTGCTCAGGTTCCTACACCATATAGAAATATTCCTATTGCTGGTAGTGGTGGTGTTGACTTTGGTGATTTGAATGTAAGGTTTATTATAGATGAAGATCTAGTAAACTATACATCAATTCATAACTGGATACGTAAGTTTGGTTTATCTGATGGTAGAGCAGATGAGAAAGATCAATACTCTAAAGCATTGTTGCATGTATTATCTTCACACAATAACACTAATCACATAGTAGAATTTACCAATCTATTTCCTGTCTCTTTGACTGGAGTGCCATTTGATGCTAGTATAACTGATATAGAATACTTAACTGCTGATGTCACTTTCAAGTACGAGAAGTATAATATTTGTAATGAAACCCTTCAAAAAATTGAATGAACTTTGAATCCCTTCGTAATAAATTTGAAAAATTAAGAGCAGAATGGGCAGAGGATAGTCATGTAGACTTCCAGTTTAAGAATAAACAATATAGTGCTGACCTAGCACAGGTCGCACTTGACATTCCCTTCTGCCATAATAAATACTTAAACCACTACACTGACATTTCTCAGATTAAAACCTCACTTGAATTTGAAATTCGTAAACTTGTTAGAGAGAAGCGTGAGTACTATGGAGGAGAAGCTGACGCAAAAGTCTATGCTGAA